GAAATTGAACCGCTACCGATACGCCCTGGAAGATACCGACCAGCGCCTGGGTGACTATGTGCGCGAGGTGATCAACAACCCAGCTGGCCACAACGTGAACGAGGTGCTCAAGATCCGGCGCTTCTTTGGTATGCTCGACCGCTGGGAGTGGAAACCCAAGCGCGTAAAACGCTTTGTCCGCTTCTACGAGACGATGAAGTTTAGCGGCACCAATGGCCGGCAGCACTACAAGTTGACGCCGGTGCAGATGTTTCAGTTTGCAAACATTTTCGGCTTTGCGCGCCCTGATGGGCGGCGGCTCATCCGTCTGGCCTATATCTTTGTGCCCAGGAAATTCAGCAAGACAACCAGCGCGGCAGCACTGGCCGTTTATGACCTTCTATTTGGCGACAACAATGCCGAGGCTTATGTGTGTGCGAATAGTTACGACCAGGCCAAGAAATGCTTCAACGAGGTGCGGGCGCTCATGTTCGACCTTGACCCCAGGCAGAAACACTTCCGTATTAACCGCGAGAGCATCACCTTCAAGGATGCCGGGCGCGATAGCCTCATCCAGTGCCTCACAGCAAACGCCAAGACAAAGGACGGCCTGTTCGCCTCCCTGGCCATCCTGGACGAATATGCACAAGCCAGGAACACCGCCAACAAAAACGGCGCCGACTTGAAGAATGTGCTCACCTCATCAATGGGCCCCAGGCGCGAGCCGCTGACCGTGGTAATCACGACCGCCAGCGATGTGATTGACGGGCCGTGTTACAGCGAAATCCAGGGCGCCATGAAGGTGCTCCGTGGCGAGATCACTAACGACACCATGTTTGCCGACCTGTTTTGCCCTGACGTGGACGACCAGGAAGGCGATCCGGCAACCTGGGCAAAAGTGCAGCCACACATCGGCATTACCGTCCAGCCGGACTTCTACGAGAACGAGTGGGCCAACGCCCAGCTATCGGCTGAGAATATGCTCACCTTTAGGACTAAGCTGCTCAATATTTTCACGATTAACGAGGCAAAGACGTGGTTCACGTTTGAGAAAGCGAAGGAGCTTTGCGGCGACTTCTCGATCGACGCGGTGCAAGGACGTCCGCCGTGCGCTGTGGCATTTGACCTGAGTGTCCGCGATGATTTCAGCGCCGTGACTTATACGCTCTACAGTAGCACGACTAAACGCTTCTACAGCCACACCGATTACTACTTCCCAGTCGGATCGCTGAGAGGCCACCCCAACGCCGAGCTCTACAAGGTCTGGCATGATGCCGGCCACTTGAAGTTCACCCAGGGCAACAAGATTGACGTGCGCGAGATAGCCAGCGACATCGTGAAGCGTAGCAAAATCGTCAACATTATACGCATAGGCTACGACGCCTATAAATCCCAGGAACTTGTGAACATCCTGGCCAGCATAGGCAACCGAGCAGTGCTGCAGCCCTATTCACAGACATACGGCAGCTTTAACCTACCAGTCGAGAGCTTTGAGATGCTGGCCTACGATACACCGCCCAGGATCACGCTCAACGATAACCCGATTAACGTCTATTGCCTGACTAATTGCGTTATCGACGAGGACAGACTGGAGAATAAAAAACCGCTCAAGGCGTCGCAATATAGGAAAATCGACGGCGCGATCACGACGCTGATGACCCTGGGCCAGCTCTACAGCTACGAGAGATAGGCCCGAAAACGCCAAAAAATTGAAGAAAACGCCAAAAAATTGAAGAAAACACGCAAAAAGGAACCAAAAACAAAATAAAAACTTAAAAACCCTTAATTTGCGCCATGTTGCGCCACCATGTACCACGATGCACCCTGGCCAATTTTTCGGGCCCTTTTTAATGTGGTAACTTTGCCAAATATGGCAAACTGGTGGAGAAAAATATGGCACCGTGAGGATGAAGGCGAGCAGCAGCCCGCCCAGCCCCAGGCATCGACCCCGAGAACAGGGGGCGGCAATGTGTACATGTACATGCCTGGGGCCTACGAGTCGCTGAATATCGCCACCGTTTACCGCTGCGTGCAGCTGTTGAGCGACAGCGTGGCGACGCTCACCCTTGAGGTGCTCAAGTGGAAAGACGGGCGCTTCCAGGCTGACACCAACAGTCCACTCGACTATCTGTTGCGCGTCCAACCCATGCCGGAGATGTCGATCTTTGACTTTTGGAGCTTTGCCGTGCGTCAGATGCTGCTCCAGGGTAACGCCTACATCGTGCCGCGCTATGTAGCTGGAGAGCTGACCGACCTGGTGCTTTGCAGCAATAACAGCGTGACCCACGACACCCTGAACGAAACCTATACCATTTGCGACCAGTATAACGGCGTCTATGGTACGTTCAGAGAGAGCGAGGTGATTCACCTCTACCTCCACACCAGCGACGGCAAGGAGGGCGAGAGCGTACTCATGCACGCCAGGCGCGTGGCCGGTATCGCAATGGCTGGCGACACCGAAACGGCCAACCGCTTCACCAACGGCGGCAACGTGCGCGGCCTGGTGAGCAACGACAAGAGCGCCATCGGGTTTGGTGAGTACCAGGACAGCGAGCTCGAAAAGACCGCCCAGGACATTGACGGGCGATTTAGTGCCGGCGAGCACATCGTGAGCCTACCGGGCCAGGTGGACTTCAAGCAGATCTCGCTCAGCTCGACCGACATGCAGTTCCTGGAGTCGCGCAAGTTCACCGTGCGCGAGATTTGCCGCTTCTTCGGCGTGCAGCCGTCCTTTGTGTTTGATGATACCAGCAATAACTATAAATCGGCAGAAATGGCGAACATCACCTTCCTGTCGATGACACTCGACCCGATCTTGAAGCGCATAGAGGCTGAGTTCAACCGCAAGCTCATCAGCCCGACCCAATACACCAAGCGCCGCTTCAAGTTCGACCGCCGTGGTATCTATTCGCTGGATCTTCAAAGCCTGGCCGACTACCAGAAAAAAACGATCGAGGCCGGTATCTACACCATCAACGACTGGCGCCGACAGGAAAACCTTCCCGAGGTTCCAGGCGGTGACGTGGTGCACGTCTCGACAAATCTGGCCCCGCTGGGCAGTGACAAGCTATCGGGCAACAATAACCAACAAAACA